AGCTTCCTTCTGTCTTGTTGGTTCTTTAATAAATCAGCAGATAATTGTTTTTCATCTGCTAATCTTTTATCGTTTTCTGCTTTACGTTTAGCAGCAGCTTCTTTACTTGCTTCTGCTTGTGCTTTAGATGCATCAGCCGTTCTTTCTGCATCCGCAGCAGCTAATTCTCTATTTAATCTTTTACCTAATTCAGCCGTATTTGCACCATCTTGTTTTATAGCTTCAGCATATCTATTTTTAGCTTCAATCTTTTTCTTTGTGTATTGGTCTACTTGGTCGCCGTGTTCTTCCATGAACTTTTTATTGACCTTCAAAGTTTCAGCACCATCTTTCTTTAACTTATCTAATGCCCTTGTTGCATCACTCGTAACACCAATAAAATCAGTTATTGAGTTAATAGTTTTACCTATAAAGTTTCCAAAAGTTTCAAGACCAGGAATAGCACTTAAAACTGCTTTCTTTACTTTATCAAAGTTTACAACTACAAGACCTATGGCTATTGCTAAAGCACCTAAACCCGTTGCGATAATTGCTCCACGCAAAGTAGAAAATGCTCCTACTACCTGCGTTTTGATAACTGTACCTAACTGCTTAAAACTATCAATACTCTCTCCTACGGCTTGTAAGCCTTGAGATAAAGCCATAGCAGATTGTACCTTTAACAAAGTTTTCTCTAAGTCCTCGTTCTCTTTACCAAATAAAGCGGTTGCACCTTGTAAGGCACTAAAGCCACCTGCTACACCGCCAAGCGAAGCAGTTAAGGCTTTAAACTTAGCATCTGGATTGAATGCATCAATTAAACTTTTAGCATCTCCAATTTGGTCTTTAAGTTCGGCTGCCCTCTTTGCTGCGTTTACGGCTTCCTTGCTACTTGCTCCAAACTGCTCGGATAGTTTTGTTACCTCAGCCGTTGCTTCTCTTAGTTGAGCTTTTAACGAGCCCAAAGCTTGGTCTTGGTTACCACCGACCCTTATATCAAATGATAATTGAGTATTTTCTGCCATTAGTATTGTGTTTCTATTACTTTAAGAAATGATAGTTTAGTAGTGTTGTATTCCATTGGGTTGTAATTTTCTACCTTGTTAAGCCTAAATAATACCCCGTCTATGAATACATACTTGCTAAAATCTAAATTAAAAATGTCTATTATATTAAGTAACCCATAACAAGTTAATAGCTTACTATCCTTGCTTGTTATCTCTGCAAGGTAAGGACTATGATAAGCATTAAATACGTTTACCTCTGGGTATCTATTAGGACTAAATTGTATCTCTTTAGGTGCGCCAAAGTTTATATCGTTTTGTGGGTTAATAGGGTCGTCTAAATGCCCTGCATAACCATAAGAAGTATAAGAACCTAAGTTATGATTGTCATTCTTAATATGCCAAGTGCTTACGCCTGTTATCTTCTTTGTTTGCATTATACGAATGATACTATCCATTCTGTCCTCTGCATTATTACTATTTGACTTCTTATAGATAGCAGGGAATACTTTGTCTTGCCCTGTTGCCTGATAAAGTACAGATGCAGCAAATATAACTTCTAAGGTGTCGGTTTCTTTTACAAAGTCAAACTCGGTATCGTAAATAAAATCTCCATAGCCTTCGGTGTACTTCTTGCGATAGTTTTCGTTATAGAAGTCATTATCTTGCTTGAACTTATAGTTATAGTAACGAGCATTAACCTCACTCATAGGCTTAATGCTTAAAGGTTTAGCTCTATCTATTTTGTTAGTCCAATCTTCTGCGTTATCCGACTTTTCAGGATAAAAATCCACATACGGACTAATAACCAGTTCCTTGTCGTTAAACTTATTCTCATAAACATAAAGGTTAAACATCTTAACAATGCTTAAAAAGAAATCACTTTGAAATATACCCCTTGGTATAGTTTCATTTATTTTAATTGTTTCTCCTAAGTTAATTTGTACTTGTGTAGGTGTGCTTGTAGTTACAACTAATTCTCCTAATGTAATGTCAAGTATAATTCCGTTACCTAATATTTGAACCTGCATTGTATTGGTATTAGCAAACGTTATATTATTAACTGTAAAATTGCAGTTCATAAACGTGCTAACACTTGCATCAAAGTCCTGTCTGCCTATTTCTGTTCCGTTCTTTTTAAGTATAACAGAATAGTTTGGCAAACTTGGGTTAAAAAATGTTACGTTACCCCTTAATAAAATATTTATATCGGTTGTAATTGTTACACCAGGACCATAAGTAAACAACTGACCTAAGACGTCAAGTGTAAAGCTACCTGCCGTAATTAAAGTATATTCTACAATATCACTTAAATTAGTGTTTATAGTTATTAACTTAGCTGCTGCGCTAAGGCTTGTATTATTTAAAGCCGTAATCTTTGTTTGATTGTTCGGTATAATCAACCTATTGAATAAAGCCGTATTAAAAAATGGGCAACTAAAACTATAATCTGTTCCTGCAAATATCTTTTGTAAATATTCCTTAACATACAAAGCAGGTCTAAAAGTTGTGTATTGAAAGTCCTTTTTAGCCACCCCGTGACCACCTGCGCCACCTGAACCATTACCCGTACTAACATCTCCGTAATCAATAAGTGGATAGTAATAGCCAGAACCTCCTGCGTTATCCCAACTATTGCTAATATTAGCTACGCTATAAGTATGGTTGTAAGCACTAAAATCTAAATCTTCCAAACGCTTATTTCCTAACTGATTAATAAAACCACCTAACTCCCCCACAACACAACATTGGTACTCGATAGTTTCTTTATCTATAACTATTTCCAATATTCGTAAAGTGCCTTTAAATATCTGCACTTTTTCAATAAATATTTTGCAGTTAGCTTGTTTAGTTACGTTATAATTATACCCTACGTTTGGCAATAAATTATCCGTAAAGTTAGCGTTGTTAAGTTCGAAGATGTAACCAAAAATTGCATTGTTAAGTCCTGTTCCTGGTATGCTAATTGTTTTGCTAAACGAAGTATTACGACTACCAAATTCACTTACATCGTCAATGGCATAAGTAAACTCGGTAGATATATCTTCCAATAAATCAATCCTTCTATCCTCTATATAAATTTCTGTACTTATCATTATCTGAATTGGCTTGTTAAGTATCTTCCTACTTCTATTTCAATTTCAAAGTTAAATAGTTTGTCTGCACTTTCTAACTTGTACTCGTAATTTGTTGCGCTTATGGTAACAGGGAAATAAGCACCAAGAACCTCCATATAAACAATAGGAGACGATACAAGCTGAGCCAACCAAGCATAATCTTGTTCGCTAACCCAATCGCTAGTAAGCTTATATTTATCCTTATGCTGAATAGCATAGTTGAAAGTTGTTTCGTTAAACTTGTTATATCCATCTGAGTTTTTCATTTGACCACCTACAAGCTGCCAATCATTACGCCTGTATGATGTCCTTTCGAATTCGCTTGACCTTTTATTAACTAAAGTAAAGCTCTTTGTTTCCCAACCGCCTAATCTATTTAGGAACTCTAAGTTATATTGTTGGAACTTAGGATAGCACTTTTGTCTTAGCTTGATAACCCTTGATTGAGTAGCACCACGCTTTAAGTAAAAATTATATCCGTAAGTATTTGCGTTAATAATAGTAGAACCTGCAAAAGTATTTATGTGTGATGCCTCTAAGTTAAATAAGTTGAATTGACCGCTTAAAGTAATGTTGCCCGATACAGTACTTGTTACCGCTCCGCTTTCGTTTACTACTTCTATCCAAGCTGAGTATGTACCTGAAGTTATTTTTAAGAACGATGCGTAAAAGTTATCTCCATATTCAATAGCTATGTTATCTAAATCCCTTTCGGTTAAAAAGTTATCTTTAAAGTTTTCTAATTGTAAACTACTATAATAGGTAGCTAAATCTAAATAGGTTTGGCTTTCCATAAAGAACACATCTGCAAACAATGGAGGCACAAAGTTATAGGCTGAGTAACTGCCAGATGCTAAGTTTGTAGTTGTAACACCGCTTACCTCTTCGCCTATCCTTACTTGGTAATCTACTTTGATTTTATCGTTTGAAGCTACAAGTATTGAGTTGCCTGAAGGTTCAAAGTAGTTAGTAACGGAACTTCTTACTATTGGTGCTGCATCAAATACCCCATATCTACCCTCTGCACTTGGAGAAGGGAATACTTTTGACCTAATTACTTGGCTTCCGTTTATATAAACATCATACACAAACTTAAAGTTTGTAGTTCCGCTATTAGTAGAACTTGATACGAACCATAAGTTATCGTGCATAGACGAAAATGGTGCAGGACTACTTGTTATTGTTATTGCCATTGATTGCTTGTTTGATTTGAATTTGCACATCGCCACCTACTGCGATTGCTATATTCTCAATAAATTCTTTATTAAATATTTGTGCTACCGCTCTATCAAAATAGCGTGTAGATTTTAAACCTTTCCTATGTATGCTACGAGCAATTAAAAAGGCTAAGGACTTCTTGCCTTCTATTGCCTTTGCTTCAGTTCCAAGCTTTGTATACTTTTTAACCGATACCGATTTTAACTTGTTATATCCAAGCCATTTTTCTATTGAACTTACCGGAACGGCTTTTTTATTTCCCTTAAAAGCGTAAGGTGTTTTATTGTCTGCTTTCTCGTTCTTTGTACCTTTTACCCCTTTGTTTACAAAGTCATAGTATTTAGATGCTTCGCTTCCTGGTTCATAACCGAGGCTTAAAATGTAACCCGTGCCAAACTTTGTAATGATAGGCAAAGCCGGTTCTGCCAATCTTCCAGAACTCGTAATGTTTTCGCTATCTAATATTTGGGTAACCCTATCGTTAAAAGCTTTACCATATAAAGCTAAGGTATCTTCTAAAACGGGAAGTTCTCCTGGCTTGTACTTATCAAAGCTACCGCCTAAGCTTTGTATAAAGCTATCCCTTAACGCTTGTATTTGTGCTTTCGATATACTCACGCTAATAAATATAAGGAAGGTCTAAAAATAACTAACCCCACCAAAAATGGCAGGGCTACTTAAGTTTCCTATGTTGCTCCTTATCGTAATCGGCTTTAGCCTTTAGATAGGATAGGGTATTTAAGAATTGGATTGTTGTTAGCTCATAGCTTTGGTCAACTGTAATATTTTCGTGGTCGGCAACAGATTTGGCGCAATACTGCCATCCAAAGTGCTGCATAAAATTTGAACCACCTCTTTCGCTTGTTCCAAACTCATTCCCTTGTTCGTCATTTCCTGAACCAAATAAGCCTGAGAAACTTCTATCCAATTTCTGTATACTTGATAAAAAAAAACAATGGATTGGTAAACGTGCATAAAATTTGCCCCTTGTAAGTCCTCGGCATACTCGCTATGCTTGGAAGCATCGTATTTGTCATCGACCCATTTACCCCACCAGGTTTTGCGTTGTGGCATAACCATTGAGGCTGCTAACTTGTGTAGGTTACCTACTAAATCGGTGCTGAATACTTTTGTCTCGATGTATCTGGCTGCTTTAATTTGTTGCACATCATAAATAAACTTGTAACGTTTGCCGTTTACTTCAGTATACTTAACCGGCTTACCTTCTATCTTATCATCTAAGAAGTTTAAGGTTACCTTTAATTTGTTAAACTCTGCTACGCTTAGGCTATCTACTTGCGTGTCGGTAAGGTTATGCAAAATGCCTACAAGCTTACTTTCTACATCAAGCATTGTCCAATCCTTCTCAGGCTTAGTTACTATCGGGTAAATCTGTTGGTACTGCCAAACTGTTAAATCGTTCCAAGTCATTTTCTTAGTTTTAACATTATCTCATAAGCAAGATGCCCACCTATGTAGCATAACGCTGCCAAAGGTAAGCAAATTGCAAAGAAGTACAATATTTTAATTACTTTAATGATACGGCTACACTTGTTGTGCTACTCTTGGCAGGTGGGTAAACCCTTGTAACCTCGCCAGTAACTCCGTTAATAATATCAAGTCCTTGATGCGGAACTTTCTTTAAGAACTCTTCCATATCCTTTTTGGCTTTAGCTGAAATATTGTACTCGGTCATTATTTCCTCGTAAGCAGGACTTTCGCATTTGGTGTAATCGTACTTAACCCCTACTTCCCTAATGTTAAACTTTGCGCTCATATACTCGAAGTCCTTTCCATTTAATACGGCTGCTTGTAATACCGCATCTTTATAGTCCTTGTTTGTTTTTAGGGTTTCAAGCATATCCTCTAAGGCTTTAACCTGGAGATGTGTTTTTAACGGGTCAAGCTCCCCTGCGTTTAAGCGTTCAATTACTTGGTGGGTAAACTCTATTCGTTGCTCTTTTGTTGTTTCGAAGATTTGTTGTAGTTCCATTTTATATTGTTTCGGGTTTGTAATTATCAATGTCAAAAAAGCCAATTTCTGACTTATGTTCTGGTCTCCTTAATCTACGCTTAGAAGGCTCGTAACCTTTCTCTTGGCAGTAAGTAAGTATCTCCAGATAGGTAGCATCAATGTTAGTCATCATTATGCTAATCGGCTCACTTGCGTAATACTTGTCTATGTAATCTTTTGTACTTTGGGTCATTGTGTTTAATTGTGTAGTCAAATAAAGCTGCCATTACAAAACCTGTTGCAATTAGCAGAAGGCAAATAGCGTAAATCATTTTGAGTAGATATCTTGTAATTGACCAATAAGGTAACAAGCTACTAAAAATACTGCTAAAAGTTGTGCGGTTTCTTTTTTCATTGTGTTTAGTTGAGTTAAAAAAAATATGGGTAAGGCGCTCCCCATCTACGGCATTGGTTCATATTTTAGTGCCTTTACCTATGCTACATCACTATGTTAAATATGTGCGTTGAATAGTCGCACCCCTATTTTTATTTTAACTATTTAAAATGTATTTATTTGCAAATGTCATAAGTATTGCTACTTTGTTTGCGTTCCATTCTTCTGCGGTAATACCAAGTTTTTTAGAAGTTTCTATTGCAGCAGCAATAAATGTAGGGTTTTGTGCTAATTCTTCTACTTGGTTAAGTACGTTTCTTAAATCTTGTTTTGTGTTTAGTGCTATCATTGTTATTTGCTTTTGTTACACAAATATACAACCTTTTCACATTCCACAATAAAATGAGCAAACTTTTTTTAAAAATTGTGATGAGCGGTAAATATGAAGGATAAGCGGTAAATTATAGGAAGGCATACCTGCCCGTGCCACGTTTAAGGCTGAAGTTCTGCCAAGCCAAAGCTAAAGCCATTACCGCATCATCGTGAAAGCCGGAAGGTGCTGAGTACTTTACCCCCGTTGCCGTGTACATATATTCAAATACTTCTAACTCCTGGCTTATTATCCCTTCAGGATAGCCAATCTTGCCTTGATGTATCGCAGCCTGTAAGCCTTCCATTAGCTGCTGCTTACTTGAACTTGTGAACTTTAAGCCTTGTATCATTACACCCTCTCTTTGTAAGTCCTCAAGGATAGGGTCGCCAACCCCCGTAGAATCGACAAGGATAGGGCATTTAGGAAGCCTAAGGATAGTTTGCTTGGTATTATGCCAATCCATTTGAAAGCGGTCAAAATAAGCCACGTTTCCGTCTTCGTCTAAGCCTACGATAACAGTCCAATCGACTGACTTCGCAAGGTCAATCCCATAAGCTACAATCGGCATTGTTGTTACTGGGTGTATACATTTGCGAATGTATTGGCTACCAAATGGGTTTGCCGCGTTTTCAGCAGGGTTTGCCATATACTCCTGCTCAAATACAACTTCTGGGAGTTGCTTCCTTGCATCGTCTATTTCGTTCGGGTCTATGTAAGGGTTATCGTATGTAGTGAATTTAAAGCTTTGCCAATCGGGTTCAGCTTTGCTAAACAAACTAAAGAAGTAGTTTTTACCTTTAGGGGTGCTAAGGAATATAGCTTTACCCTTATAGTCTGTTAAGGTAGGTCTTATTGAGTTTAGCCACCCGTCTTCTAAGTTAGGTATAAAGGAAGCCTCGTCTACTATTACCAGGTTAAACTTTCGCCCTCTCAGGTTATCCAAGCGTTCGCCTGTAAAGAACTCGACCTTGCCACCATTAGGGAAGCTAATATTTAAGTCCGATTTGTTATTAGGGAAGGGAAGGCTATTGCATAACTTCTCAAAGAACACCTTTGCTAATTTATAGGTAGGGGTTATGTAAGCAACCTGACCGCCTTTGATTGCGGTTGTAATACATTTAATTTGGCTTAGTTCCGATTTGCCAAACCTTCTACCGCACATAACAACAATGTACCTGGCTTCGCAGTCAAGTATCTTCTTTTGATTTATATGTCCGTTAGGTAGTTCTATCCGCATTAAAGAATTGTCTTGCCGTCTACAAATACTATCTCAATCCTGTTATCTGTTTGAATATCCATTTGTTCTTTAGGCTTACCATAAACACGGGTTAGCAAAGTTTCTAAACTATAAAGGCTGCCCTTCTCTAAGCTTTTACGCATAGCTGCTGCTATTGTTTTTTCAAGTATTGTTGCCTTCGGGTTATCCCATACTGTTTTAAGTTCGTCCAAGTCCATTGACATCATAGCTTGTATGGTGTCGTTTATCTCAGCAAGTTTATATCCTTGCTCTTTGAGTAGGCTTACATACTTACGAGGTCTTCCGTTTGGGTTTCCTGATTGACCGGGCTTGTAAGGTATTAAATGTTCTTTGCTCATTCTGTTATCCTTCTGTTTTAAACCATTGTAAATAAATTTGATGCGCTATTTGTGCAGTCATAATAGGGGGAACACTCATACCTATTAAATACTTTGGTTTTAATGTCTTAAAATTATAATCTAAAGGGTAAGTTCCAATCTTACATAAATCCCTATCAGATATATAATTAGGTTTGTTATAATGTAAAATAGGGCTACTATCTGATGCTATAATAGTATTACAAACTATGTTAGGTGATATTTTAAAAGAACCAAAATAATTTCCTTTAGGGTGTACTTTACTTAAAGAGTTACCTTCAGGACAAATATTCCATAGATTTAAAGCTTCTCCTGTAATTAATTTACCTACTGATCCATCTTCTATATCTTTATATAGGACCGGCTTTTCATTAAAATCTAATCTTAAAGGTTTAAGGTTTAATTCTTTTTTATGTCCTATAAAAAATACCCTTTCCCTTCTTTGTGGTACTCCCATAGATGCACCATTTAAAAGAAATATTTGTACATTATATCCTGCTTGTTCCATTGTTTGTACAATCTTTTTAGAATATGCTTTTGCATTACCTAAAATAATACCTTTTACATTTTCTAATAAGAATACCTTTGGCTTTAGTTTTATAATTGTATTGCAATATTCAAATACTAAGTCATCTAATGTTTGAAATGCTTGCCCTTCTTTAAATTGTTTTTCTTTACCCCAAGCTTTTTCCCTACTTCCTGCCATTGAAAATGTAGAACAAGGTGGGCTTCCGTCTAATAGGTCAAGATTATATAACTCTTCAGGTAAATCAATAAGTTTATTAAATTCTCTTATATCTTGATTATATAAATACTTTGGATTGTGATTTGTTTTATATATATCAGCTACTTGTGGGTCAATTTCAACACCGCCTAAATGTGTAAACCCTGCTAATTTATAACCCATTGTTGAGCCACCACCACAAATAAAAGTTCCAAATACTTTTAAGCCATTTAATTCTATACCTTTTGCTGGATAGCCATCAGTTAAATTCCATTTATAAGGGAATTTATAATTATTATATTCGTATTTAATCATTGCCTAATAATTTCCAAATTGCTTGTTCTGGTGTAGGTGCTATTTTTGATAAGCTTTCTTTAACTATATAATATTCCTCTTCAGTATATTTTAAACTTATAGTCATTGAGTCACTAATATCATCTAAAGTTAGTTCTTTATTTTTATCTTCAAAACTTAAATTATCGAAGCCAGGTATATCTAAACCCCATTCTTGTAGTTGATCTGCATCCCAATTATTTGCAAGGTCGTTCCAATCCCATTCTCCATAGCCTACGTTGTCTTTAACTATAAACTCCTTTTGCTGCTGCTCGGTTAATTCACTTGCTTTGATAATTGGTATCTCTTTAAGTCCGGCTTCCTTACAAGCCTTTAATCTCATATTGCCACCAAGCACAACCATATCGTCATTAACAACAATAGGTCTAAGGTTTAGCATTTGTGGGAACTCGTTAATTGACTTTACGAGCTTTGCAAACTTATCGTCTTTAATTATCCTGGGATTGTTTGGGTTTGCTTTTACTGTGTTGATTGGTACGTTTTGTATCATAGTATGCCGTTAATTATATCGTTTGCTTCGTCTATTGCGTCCTCTTGATCTAAGTAAGTATCTACGTCTGCTATGTGCTTATTTATTAAAGTTTCTGCCATTGAGTACGTGTAGTGTCCTATTGTGGTCATATCGTCTCCGTCTTTACCTGTCTTACATACCGCTAAGAAGTAAACTTTGTGAGTTAATAAATACCATATAGCCCATAACTTTCTCATCTGCCTTGACCTTTGTAATCTTTAGGTCTTGGGTTATGCTTGTTAAAGGACTTCTTTGCAGAGCCTCGCTTTCGCTTTCCGAAGTTTACCTTTGAACTATTTTCTTTAATCTTTGCCATAATTCTTTGAGTGTATGTCTTTTAGGAACTCTTTATATTGTTTTTTGTCTCCGTATTCTATGTGGCACTTCCTACACAATCCCATTAGGTTTTCTATCGTGTCTTTGTCTTTACTGCCACCCATACCTCTTGCCTCAATATGATGTATATCTACCGCTTGTGAGCCACACACTTCGCAAGGAATGAAGTCCGTTTTTTTATACCCCATTCCCTGCAAATATATTTGTGTGTGTTTCTGCATACTTTCCCCATTAAATTTTCCGTTAATTAATAATTAAAAAATTTAAGTATGCAAATTATTTATTGTCTATTTCTTTTAGTTTGTTAATGGCCCATTCGATACCACTCGTACCGCCCCAGCAATCCCACATTAAACCGCCACAACCTTCACTGTAAGGAACGTCTTTATGCTGCTGATGCCTTTTAAACGAAGCCATACGAGCAATAGTATCTCTACTTATTCCTTCTCTGTTAGCTAATTGGTTTGCTCTTGCTTTGCCTGTTGCTTCTCCGCAAGAACCCCACCCGTGTTTTTCTACCCACTTCAAAGCCCTCTTTGCATTGTTAGTAGCTGACTCAGGATAGTCGGTATAACTTTCGGCAAACTTTCCACCTGCAAGGATAGCCTTCCAAACTTGCATTGCCTTCTCCTCGGTATTGTAAACGCAACCGCCTGAGCCTATTCTATATTTTCCGTTTGAGCATTTTATTACTGGCATAGTTTACTATAAATATACTTTCTGTCTAAATTTATCTCGTCAAAGTTATACTTCTTTTCGCAGAACTCAAATAGCTTTTGTCCGCTTTCCTTTCGCATATCCGCATCGCTTACTAAATCTTTGATGTGTTTGTACCAATCCTTCTGACTTTTAACGTAGTGTACCGGCATATCTAAGTACGGATTGACATAGCTAACTATGGCAGGGTTCTTTTTAGCAGCCGTTTCTAATACCTTAAGGTTAGACTTCATAGCGTTGAATTTATTATCTACTAAAGGGATAACTGAAATATCGCTATCGGTGTATGCTCCCATATATTCCGTAACCTTTGCATAATTATAGATCGTAGGGTTTAGCTTTAGTCCGCAAGTGAAGCTATCAATCATTTTATCCCAGATAGGTTTCTCCCCGTCATTGTAACCTGCAATAACAGTTCTAATATTCATACCTTGTAACCTTTTAAAAGGTTGCCTTAGTATTTCAATATCCCTTTCGTGTGTTCCGCTACCTGACCAAAACAATCTAACCTTGTAATCTTCGGTCTTGTTATCCTGGAACTGCTCTTGCCCGTAAGGTAATGCGTTTGGTAATATGTGAACGTTCTTATTGTATGGGTTAATCTCTGCTGCCAACCTTTCGTGTGTGCAAGTGCAAAGGTCAGCTATTTTTAAGTAATCGGTAATTTGTTTAGGTATGTTGTAAAGCTTGTATCTCAAATATAACAAATGGCTTTCGCTAAGTTCCCAATGGTCGTCATTATCGACTACTAACTTAAAGCCGTACTTAGTACGCCAAGTGTACATTTGCTTTGCATCTATCTCGTTAAGCATTCTATTCATTAACACAATATCCCAACCTTGCTCTAATAACTCGTCATTAAGTACATCTGTAATAAGTGCGTACTCCTTTTCTAAGTGTACTATTGGCATCATTATTCGGTGTAGTCCAACTCCGCTATTAGCTGAAGTTATACAAAGTATTCGCATCTTATATTCTTTTGGTTGTGATAGATGTCTTGGTATTTTTCCCAAACGCTTTGCGCCCGTGCTAAGCTTTCGTCTTTCATTCGTCTATATTCCGTTCCGTTGCCAACATCGTGTCCTATATGTTCCGACCTCATATCTGGCAAGTAGTAATTAGTAAAGCCTGTAATAGTTGCACGTTCCCCATAATCTCTATCTTGCATTCCGTATGGGTCATACTCAGTATTGTAACCGCCAACCGCATCTATAAGTTCACGAGTAATAAAGTTATCGCCAAAAGGTGTGTGTGTTTTATGTACCCCGTCTACTATTGGTGGCAAATCTTCTACGCAATGTATTCCTATTATCCCTGTCTTTTCTATTCTTTGCGCAAACAATACAAACTTAGCTAACCAATCTTGTGGTAATAAAATGTCATTCGCTAATAAACAAACCGCATCGTAATTCTGGGTTATCCTAAGTCCTGCATTTACTCCTGCTGCTATGCCTCGTTTTTCTTTTGATAAGTCATAACCTGTAAACGGATAGTTAAAAGTTTCGTGCGTGTCGCTGCCGTTATCTATTAAGAAGCAGTCCGCATTGTAACCGCTATTAAAAAAGTTTTGGTTAATTACACGCTGCGTTAAATCGTGTCGGTTTTGTGTAAGTAATAAAATAGCTACTTTCATTATCTTATATTTGAGCCGATTTCTCGTGCAGGTACTCCTGCATATTTAGTATTTGGTTTTGCATCTCCTTTTACAAAAGCACTTGCACCTATCATACAATTTTCTCCTACGTTTGCAAACTGATGTAAAACTGCGTTTAGTCCTATATTAGCACCTTTATCAATAATTGAATGCCCACCTATTTTTGCTCCGCAGCTTATAGTAACATTATCTAAAATTGTGCAATCGTGTCCAATGTGTGCGTGTTTCATTATGAAACAATTATTACCAATGAATGTGTCAATCTCCGTTCCTGCATCTATTGTTACAAGTCCTGTAATAACATTGTTATCTCCAATGTAAACTTTGCCTTTTTCTTTTTGCCAAAACTTTTTATGCTCTGCTTTGTCGCCTATAATACAATAAGCACCAATGTAGTTTCCGTCTCCGATAATTACGTTATCGCCAATTATAGCGGTAGGGTGGATAAAGTTAGCCATTCTTTTTTTTATTTTTAGGTTTAGGTTGTTCTTCGTACCAAGTGTATAGACGTTTAATCATATCGAAAATACAATTACCGCACCATACTGTTAGAATAAAATCTGGACTCATATACTTGCGATAAATATGCTCGTACATTTTTAAAATGTCTAAATCAATATTACGCACATAACCATTTTGTACTGTATGCCAATTACCAACGTGTTGGTCTAAAAAGTTGCGGTGTTCTATTTCCATAAGTTCCACATTATTTTTGAAAGTAAAGGTGCTGCAACTCCTGGTATAAATACAAACGCAATTATGTCGGTACATATTGCAGGTAGTAAATATAAAGCCAAACCGCTCCAAGCTGCTAAACAACTTGTGCAACTAAAAGGCTTAAAATCTAACTTCCATTTTCTATGAAATTGGTGTATCTCTACAAAGAAAATTGCAAAGCATATTGCTGCTATAATTATCATTTGCGTAATTGTTTTTTTAATTCACGTTTAGTTAGTTTTAGTTCCCTATGTATTGACATATAAGGTATGCCGGTTACCCTGCTTAATTCTTTAGCGTTGCAGTTATGCTTAATTGCGTACACTCTTAAAAGTTCCGCTTTGTACCAGTGCATCTTAGATAACTCATCTTCTACTTTGTTAAGTAAATCTTCGTCTCTATCGTGTACTGTTAATTCTACTTCTAAAGGTTTTCGGTATGTCCTATAAAATTGGCTTGTGTTACTTTGCATCATATTAATCATAGTCCTAACCAAATAGAACTTTAATACGTTGCGTGTGCGCATATCTATTAACCTATCCTCTTCCATTTCACATAGCACCTTAAATAGTTCGCTTCTTAAATCTTCTCGTAAATCTTCAGGCTGCATCTTGTCTATTGCTTCCTTAAGTTCTCGGCTTTCCCAAAGTTCTAATATGATACTATTCTTGTTCATACTCCTTTAAGGTTAGTTTACCATTATCTTCGGTCGCTATGTAACAGAAGCAATTTGCCGTCTTTGCTAAGTTTAAGAAAGCTATTTGATAACTGCTAAGTTTATCTCCTATGGCTTTTGTTTCGCAATAAACCGCAACTCCTGTTTGTGTGTGAAAGCCTACTACATCTGGAACTCCTTTTAAACCTATGAAGGTGCGACCCCTAACCGCTAAGTTATTGTTACGCCATACAAAACACCCGTTTTTATTTAGGGTCTGGATAGCTTCTTTGGTTAATTCGTTTGCGGTCATATTACAAAACTATATTAAGAAAATGAAATTTTACCATTTTTAATTTGCAAATCAAAAAATAAAGCTACGGCTACGGCTCGTGCCTGGTTCTTGAGCCATTGTTCAGTCCATTCGTCTCTGTACTGCTTTGCGCTTATTATGTCCATTTTATTAGCTTTGTAGGTAATAATCTCCATTAGTTTCTTTTTAGCAAGTGCGCCATCTTCTTTTGTCCATACTTTAATGCCTGAACTATTAAGCTTTGTAAATACGGATAATGGGTTAAACAACCTATCAAAAGTTCTATTTTCCAGAACCTTATATTCCTGGTAACTGTAATCAATTATCTCTAAATCGGTTAAGTGTGGGATTGCTTCAACTCGTTCTTGTGGCATCATTTTTCTTACTTCATTTGCTTTTTTCTTATACCTATCCATAACCTGACTAAAGTATGCAGGACTAAAGTTCTGGTAGTGATCTATAAAGTCATTGGCTACCATTTGCTTAAACGCTACTTTAACTTCGTTTATTGTAAAGCCACCATACTCAGTTCTTATCCAATCTTCAAGGATTGCCAACTTAACATCTCCAGGATTGTTAATACCTACAAGCTGCATCAAGTAAATAAGGTTCTGCTTAAATATGGTAGAGTTTATGTTCCTCATTCGTTCCCCCGAAAAGGCGGTCATAATCTCCTGCTCCATAGGAAGTAGAGTGGATATAGTTGTAGTTTCTAAGGTTCTCGAGTTCGTTTTTATCAAGCTTTCGTTGATTGTTTGTAGTTCCTTTTGCATATTGTTTAGAGTTTGTTATCCAATTATTTGCGGCTGCTCCCCAACTTTTCATAGGGTTTTTCCCTACTTTCCAACCATTACTTTCATAGTAATTTACAAATTTTTCAGCTTCAATCTTTGCTTGATCTGTTCCTATCCGGATTGACATATATTCGTAAACTTGCTCAAAAGTACATTTACTTTTATTTATAATTATATTTTCATTTTCATTTTCATTTACATCTTCCATAAGGTTATGTTTAGCTAAACCTAATGGTTTTGTGTTATTTTTAGGTCGACCACCTTTAGAGCCATTGTTTCTACGGCTTTCAGTAAATTGAATGCGTTTTTCAATCTCTTCACTTAGCCGTTGATTGTAAAAATTTCCGTCTTTGTCTTTTAAAAACTTGCTCAAAACATCAACCGAAACCGAACCTAAAGATAACCTAATGGTTTTGTCTGTAAGTGTACCTTTTTGATGTTGTAAACATAAGAGAGTAATAAATTGTCCTCTCTCTTCCATTGTTAAGTCAGCTACTCCGTTTAAGAAATCACTGCTATAAAATAGGAATGCAGGGTCTTTTGCCATAATAAAATAAAAAAGCCCCCAATAGAGTCCAGCTACCAGGGGCTATTATTTAACCACTAAACACATTATCGTCTGGACTTCCGTTAATGTATTTTTATATATCTGCAAATATAAACTAATTTTCGGTAATTTCAATCTTTTGGCAAATTCTTTTTAATTTGTCCTTAAACCAATCTTCCGTGTCAATTAGGTTGTTTGCTTGTTTGATATTGTGAATTGCGGTGGTATGGTCTTTAGTGCCGGTGTATGCGCTTATCTCTTTGAGGTTCAATTTAGTATACCTTCTAAGTAAGTAAGCAGCAGCCTTGCGACCAAAGGTAGTTCTTAAACTCCTATCCCTTCTGGATATATCGCATTCAAATACCTCTTCAACTAATTTAACGATGCTTCTCGCACCTATATCCGCACCTAAAGGCTCGTTGTCTTCTAAGCCTAACAACCCTAACTGCGACATCATTTCGTGCAATTTAACGTGGGTATTACGTTGAGCATAGTACAACTCCTTTAGTTGTCTTATTGAAACATCTCTATTTTTAGTTAGCATAATTAAAACGGCAATCCTTCCGTGTCTTCTTTAGGTTTGAAATCATTTAAATAAATCTTGTAATCTGGTTGCTTATCCTCTGTCTTGTAAGCATTAACCCACATTGAATACTTAACATCATTGATTGTAAAATTAATTACTTCTCCTTTAGTGGTTTGCTTTTTCCAACCGCCAGTACTCCATTTTTTTTGTTCCATTTTTTACTTTTTTATTAGTGAATATTTACTTACAAATTTAGGTTGTTTCTTATTACCTACGTTAATTAAATCGGACTGTATCTTATATCCTTTGCGTTTAAGTTCAAAGATAACTGCCGATAATCTCAGGCTATTAAACTTCGTCAAAGCCTGGATTGGTGTCAATGTTTTGCCCGAAAGCAAGTGGTTCAAGATTTGTTGTTTCTGTGTCATTGTTATTGATTGGGGTTAAAAATACTGGTTTGTCTAATTTGTTTTCATACTTTTTAATAAAAGCTAATAAGTCCTCGTATGCCTCTTCGTTATACCAAGCGTAATGGTAAACCTCAGCTAACAATATCTGCCTTTCAAATGGTAGCAATTCTCTCATTAGCTTTTCTTTTGGTTATATTTTTCGTTGTAATATTGTTCTGCGTATTCGTAACGCTTACCACCAACTAAAGAGTAGTTTTCGTCTCCATCAATTCTTGCTTGTATTATCTGCTCTTTTTCTAAATCAAGTAATTTATCAAACATTTTGTATCTGGCATCAAAAGATAATCTATTCCAATTAGGATTAGACATTTCACTTAATAATTCTTGCATTGCGGTTTTCATTAGCTTTTCTTTATTGTTTCTTTAATCTTGTTAAATTCTTCTAAACTCTTGATGGCATTGATTTTCAAAGCAGCCTTAACCTTTTGGTCTTGGGTGAACTTTGTCTTGTCTAACTGCTCAATCAAGAATGCCTTTTGACCTTCGCTTACTTCGTCTTTATGCTCATTAGTAGCATCTGCATCTTTAGTGTCATCTATTGCGAATAGTCCGTTAAGCGCATATTTACGAGCGTAGCTACTTGCTGCTCCCGTAATTTGACTTGCATCCATTCCTTTTTTGTTTTCCTCTTCACGAGCAAGACCCGTGCAAGTAATGTTATCTTCTCCGTTACTTAAACAAGCAGTAGCTTTTACATAAACTCGACCGCCTACTTCTATTACTTCGTCGCTTAACATTAAAGCGTAGCCGTACTTATGGCAGATAGGCTTTGCAGCTTCGATAATATCTTCTGCACTTCGGTACTTGTATTTAGCAAAAGCGTTGAATTGGTTTTTAGGTGCTTTTAATTCCTGTTGGATTTTAATTAGGCTCATTGTTATTTGTTTTAGTTATTGTATTAATTGGTTCTGCTGATTGTTGAAAATTAGGTGAACTTTCTATAACTTCCCAAGATTTAATTTCACCACAACAAGAACAAGGTTTAGCATTAACAGGTATAAATCCAATAGATTTTTCGCCCCGATTAATCCATCTTACTTCTACTAATTGATTTTCATATTTAAAAATATCTCCAAGTTTTGCGGTCTTCATATTATTTGTTTTGTATGTCTATTGAATAGTGTTCTAAAATTTCGATAATAGGTTCTTGTCTTTTCTTTAGGCTTACAAAGTACTCGTATGCCTGTGAGTATTCTAAGTACATACTCATACTATCGTATTTGTTATCTACTAAAGTATAGTAGAAAATCGTGCCGTCTGGCTTAGTTTCTTTTACAAATTCAATCTTCATATACTTCGTTTTTTAAAAGTTCAAGTTCTGCATTGTTTTCTACCCAACGAGTAAACGTGTAATCGTCATCTTCGTAATCGTAGTTTTTAGGCAATAAGGCAGGGTCATAAGGGTTTGATGTACTCCTATCCCCGTCGATTAATATGTTCCCGTATCGCTGATATTGGAACATTTGGTAGGTGGTTAAGTGTGTCATTTTGTGTTTTGTTTACACAAATATACAACAATGCACAATACAAAGTGCAAAACTATTAAAATATTTTAGAATTATTTTTGCAACAATGTTGCATTTGTACTTAGAAACGTACAAAATAACGTACAAAGTAAAGCTAAAACTTGCCAAAGTCGGTAGTAAAATGCAGCCAAAAGTAGTAGTATTACTACCTTTTTTTAATTAATCTAAGAAGATTTTAAGTGTTTTACCCCCGTCTTGAAAGGATAGTTCTATTGATTTGAAGTCGCCAAGTTCTTGGTATAAGGTTAATATCCTACCTATTGGGCGGTCATTCGTTGCGTGGTTAATTACTTCTAATCTTGTGATGTCTGGTTTGGTTTCGTTTTCCATTTTATTACCTTTAAACTTTATAAATTGTATACGGATAGTAATCAACGCAGTAAATCTTAACTACATCTATATTAGTTATTTCTTTATCATATTGTTTTATTGTATATGAATAAGAATAATAACCTTCATAATCATCAGGGTATTTTGTATCATATGGGGTAAATCCTAAGCATTCAGCTTGTCCTTTATCTACACCATAATACTCATCTAAGCCTTCTTTAATTGTCTTAAAAGATGAAGCAGATAGTATAGGCTTATACTCATTTATAGCTATGTATGTTACTTTTACTCTTGTTGTCATAGGTTTTCCTATTTTATAAAATGTTGCACTTTAAAGCAACTTTTGATAATAAAGCTTGTCAGAACCCCCGTATGAATATTCAGGTAAGTAAAGCCTAAACCCACAATCGATAAGGTTATTAGCTGAAGGGAAGTTGTCTAAGGTAGTATAAGTAATGGCTATATGGCAGAAGGTAGATGCAGCTTTTAGCCTCGTTTTAATCATTCGTCTTTGTATGCCTTGCCCTCTATAATCTTTATGCACCCACGCCCTGTTAAATATGCAAATGCCCTTAGAATAAATTGAGCCGCAATAAGCAACAATTCGGCTCATATCGTCAAGCATAACCCACCACTCACGATTGAATTGGAACTCATCAGCGCAACCCTTGAAGTTTGGGTTGGTGTAATCTAATTCCCTTAATTGCTCGTAGGTATCTCGGTCTAATATATTGCCGAAGCTAAATATCTTTTTGAGGCGCATTGTGTATCTGTTCAAGTTTGGTTAAATATAAAATAGCATCTTGCAGCTCTTCCTTTAGATGCGTTATCCATTGACCCGTGTTTAAATCTGTTCTGTCCATTGTTGTACCATACTTTGATTTGCCTACAAGTTCACGCCTACGCATATCTTCTATTACTGCCGATAATATTTTACTATCCATTTATTTGTCTGTTTTGCTATGTATCTTAAAACAAGTTTTGCACTTGTATAATATCTTCTTTACTCCTGTTGCAGTTGTGCGCCTCATTTGTATTATTAAGTCATCGCTTCCACATTCAGGGCAAGTGCCTCGGTCTTGTCCGAATATAACTCCGTAATGTGTTTTAGGTTCGATGTGGTTTTTAAGTGCGTTAAATACCTGCTCCAATAAAACCACATCCTTCTGGCAGTACTTAATCATTTTAGCCATAGCTACTTTATCCTTATGCAGAACTATGTCCTTCCATAAACTATATTCTGTTTTAATCTTAGTGCCAATGCCTAAGTAGTCAGCAATATAGTTAAGCTTGTTGCTGTTAAATCTAAACTTTTGACGAGCTACCTTTAACGTGTCAATAGTAACGTACTTAGGAAACATCTCAATGCCGTGAAACAAGCATCGTGTTCTTATCCACGCTAAGTCGAACTTGTCTCCGTTGTGTCCTACTAACTCCGATGCCGTGTTTGCTACTTCTATAAAACTTTGTAGCATTCGTTTGTCGTTCTGTTTGCTATCCCATTGTAAGTGGTAAACCTCTTTTTCGTCTTCCCACTTATAGCAGATGCAAATGATTGCACGTTCTTGAATTATGCTTTCTGGACTTACATTTAATTTGTAACCGGCAGTCCAAAAGAAACCGACGTTGGGGCTGACTTCCACGTCGAAGTAGAGTCGTTTGCGTTTTGATTTTAGCATTGTTTATTTTTGGCTGAATTTATCTATTGTAGTAGTACCCATCGCAGCTATGCAAATAACCATTACGGCATCTACAAGTTTATCCGAAGGGGCAATTTCTTGATGCGTAAAGCTATTAGCTAATAAGGTAACACAGATAAATAAAGCCGATAGTAAAGCAATAACTCGCTTAGTAGACACGCTACCTCTTTCGTCTGATAATAAATTGGCTAACCATTTCATAGTATTAATTTAAGGTGTGAAGTATAATTTTGACTCTGCGGCTCTACGCTTTGTAAGACCTGCAAGAACTTTACCACCTGCCTTATCCCACTTAGCAAACTCTAAAGCAATAGTAGGGTCATTAGGGTTAGCGTTTACCTTCTTTAATAAAGTAGAACTCTTTAGATTTCCGATACCTGCGTTATAGGCAAAGCTTGTAAGGGCTGCGAACTGATTAGGTGTAACCGCACTCTTAACTAATGGAGCAACTTTGTCTGCAAACTCTTTAGCTATGATTTCAAATAACTCATTTGCTCTTTCTTGGGTAATCTTATCGCCAGGCTTTACAGGTTTACCATCTTCAAAAAAAGTATTTCCAAAGCCAAGAGTCCAATGCCCTGCGCTACATTGATAAGAAGTTAATTTACAACCTTCATAAAACTTTATGAGGTCTTTCCCTTTTTCATTTAATTGCATTTGTTTAAATTTAATATTCTATAAATTACTGGTCTACTTACAAAAAAATGTTTTGCTATTTTTGATATAGGCATTTTTTCATTATAGTATTTAAAAATTAAGTTTTTCTTTTCTTCGCTAAATATTATTTTATTATGCGGCTCGTTTGTTTTATAATATTCTTTTAAAGAATTTATAGATTTTAATGTATGCTCTGGTTTTCTTTTCCCTCTTTTAATACCTGTTAATTTATCTGAAATTATTTTTCTCATTTCTATTGACATAACATTAGAGGATTGTATTTTTTTTAGGTTTCTTAAATCTTCATTTTTATAAACATTTTTTAAACTTTCTTTTCTTTTATTCTTTGTGTATTCAGATTGCTTTAGACCTGTTAATTTTTTTCTTATTGACTCTATTGACTCTTTACTAAGTTCTATAACCCCATCTCCCCCATTAGTTAAATTGACTAATGTTCCTTGTCCTAAATCTCTTCTCCCGTATATAGATATAAATTCCTTCTCTTTTTCACAAGCTTGTTCCCAAGTTAAGTTATCCATAAGTATTTCTACTTCATAACCCTTTGATGCTATGTTATGCCAAAAGTCAGACCTTTTAGTTTTAGAACTTTGAAAAGCTCTTTTATAAGTATTATCTTTACCTATGCCAATGTAAAATGGTTCGTTCTTGTCAAGCCTAATATGTCTATAAACGTATGCCATCTTATTTTATTTGTGAGTATAGAAATAAAGTTAGCATAGCAAACAAAACTGAGTTTAGCCTATGAAGTTTTAGTTCAAAGTTCATATCCTTTTCGTACTGCTCGTAGATTGCTATGTTTTTATAATACCTATTACGATAGTCGTTTAACGTATCGTTTGATATTTTATTGCGTTGGGTAAGGGTATCTTTAAGGGTAAGTAGATCAATGCGAAGGCTATCCCTTGTTTTGATGTTAGCTTTAATTAAGCTATCTATTCGTGTGTTTTGGTAGCTTACTAAATTAGTTAGGCTATCAAATGAGTTGTTAATCTTTTCGCCTTCTGTACGGCTAATAACAATCTTATCCTCGCCGCCTATCTTTTTAACGTATTGGGCGTAACTGGAACTTGGTGCTATTAGTATCAACAGAATTAGCGGAGTCCAATTTAGCCTTAACTTCATTTAGTTCCGTTTTTAATTCTTTTACTTCTTGTTTTAAGGTAACTATTGTTTTTACTGTCTTAGTAATTACCTTCTTGTTATCCTGAGAAGCCACACCCTGCACTTGTTCACTTTGCACTTGGCTTTGTTTTACTTTGTCTTGCAACTCTTTGATTTGGTTATCAGCTTTAGTTCCGCAACCTATCAAAGCTATAAATACTAAATAGCGCATTACTTAAACTTTTTAAGAGCCTTAAGGTCTACTGCCATTTCCAAACGAGCCGTACTTGCTGCGTTACTGCTATCGCTCTTACGCACCATTTCGTACAAGCTACCAATCTTTTCGTCTTGCTTTTCGTTACGCTTTGCATTGTCGATATAGAGGTAACTAATACCGCAGATACATAAAAATAGCATACCAACGACAGGGTTCTTGCTAAACTCTTTGAATGAAATCGGTAACGGGTTAGCCGATACGTTTACGCTTCTTGCTGCTTTTGCCATATTATTTACGTTTCCAAAAGAATAAGATTAGCGTAATTATCAAAATAAGGGCAATTAGAGCCTTATAAAATTCGCTAAAGGACTTATCCTTAGTTTTAGTTATCTTCGAAATTTGGGTACTTTCTGTGCGATTGAGAGCCATTGAGTCCGTCTTGGTCTGCTTACTATCCGTTTGTTTCTCTTTTGTGCCTCTTGTGTAGGTCTCCGTGTACTTAGGAATTGTAATCATACTATCCTTAGTAACCCACAAAGTATCGTAGTAAGTAATGGTCTTGGTAAAATACTCTTCCTTTTCTACTATTTTAGTTACGCTATCTAAAACGACTACACGCACCGAGTCAAAGGTCTTGACAACAGTGCTATCTAAACGCTCCGATGCCTTCTTAACTGAGGCGCAAGACGTAAGTAATAAGGCTAAAAGAATTAATCTCATTTAAGCTTTTTAGTCATTTTGTAGTAATATCGGATAGCCATACCGCCAGAAACAATAGCCACCAAACTTGCAATCAATGTGAATAGTGGTTGAATACTTGTAATGCTTATAGTAGCACTAATTAAAGATACGATTGTTGATTGGTCTGCTTGGTGGTTATTTTCCATTATAGTTCTTCTTCTTCTTGTTTGTTAAATTCGATGCCTGTAGTCCAATCTTCTAAGAAAGTAAAGTCCTGTAAGCCTTCTTGATTGACTACGTTAATTATTTGAAAGTCAAATTCTTTATCATTTAAAGCCTCGATGTCCTTAGTAAGCTTCTTGATACCTTCCTTTGTGAACCGATAAGACCCTTTGTCGTCAAGTAACAAGCAATCCTTATCGTCGGTTTGGGCATTGTCTAAACGCAAGATTTCTACTTCGGTGTTATAATCATCGTGGTAAGTCTTAAGCTTACTATAAATTTTGAAAAGCTTTTTCTGGGTCTTGGTGTCCTGATTGCCAATAACGGCATTGATGTTACTTACTAATTGTAATAGTTGTTTGTTTTTCATAGTTGTTTTTTTTGTAAAGTTATATTAGATTTCTGTATTTTCTACATAATCGCCTACGATTGTAACATTGATTTTTGCAGCTATCCAGTCATACGCATATTGGTTTGTCTGCCAATCAGCATAATCTTGCCCTTCCATTGTCAAGTTGCCTTGAGATAGTTGCGCTTGTGTATCGCTTAATAGCGCATAGTAAAAGGTTGCAGAAGTGCTTAAATTGTCATTGATGCAGTATGAGTTTAAGATAACTGCTGTACCTAAGTTTAGTGGGAATACCACTGGTTCGATTTGTTTCATTTTTATTTTGTTTTATAAGCTTGTTACAGTTTCCCAAGCTGCGCCTGTGTAAACCGCTAATTTATTTAAAGTTGTATCGTAAACCATTAATCCTGGCGCTGGTGTTACTATTGCATTTTTTTGTGTGGTAGTCATTCTAGGCGGTAAAAATCCATAAGTAGTTGATACTAAATTTAAAACAGCAGATGAAACAAAATCTGATAAAGTATGACTTTGCCCCATTACAGTCCTTCCACCACTTCCAAAAATAGAAATTACATCACTTCCTTGTGAATTAAAAACCATTCTTTGATTTCCACCACCCGATTCTGTTCTGTATGCTATACTACCTCTCCAATTACTAACACCACCACTATTATCTAATGACAAAGTTACATCACCAACTGATTGATTTCTCTGTACAGTTAATGTTGTTGCTACTTGCATTGTAGATTGCACCCTTGCAGTACCATTTACATCTAACCTAAAGCCTGCGTCTGTTGATGTATTTATTCCTACGTTACCTGTTGTTTGTAATACTAATTGACTTGCTCTACCTGCAAATGTTCCTAGTATTAATTTTTGGTCTGCACCTGCACCAAAATAATCTCCATAAATTCTTGTTTCTCCTGCCGTTGTAAGATTTATATTTAATGCTTGTGTTCTCGCACTGTTCAGAAATAATGCTGAACCGCCACCTGCTCCTACGACTTGTAATGTGTAACCTGTAGCAATTTGACTCGTCGTATTAAATAAAGCTACCCCACTTTGCATTCTAAAACCTGCATTTGTCACCCCCGTAAACGCTCCATTAGTAAACGTAGGGTTAATATCTAATCCTACTAATACATCATTGTTTGCTGCTGCTACTAAGGTAGTGTTTATTAATCCACCTCTTGCTATTGCACCGCTTGCAGTTTCAGAGCCACCTAATGTGAACTTGGTTGAAGCAAGAGCAGTTGTTGTTCCTATAAGTAAATCGCCATAAATAGCGGTTGTTACTGTTGAAGCGTTACCTATTGAAGTTGTGTTAGAACCTAATCCTACAACATCGTAACCTATTACAATTTGATTAGTTTGGGAAGATGCAAGTGGATAAGCCTGATAACCAATAAATATTGAGTTATTAACTATTGTTGCTGGTGATACTCCACCTGATATAAAAGTTCCAGCATTTGTTCCAATTGCTGTGTTATTGCTTCCTGTTGTATTAAAATATAAAACATCTGTTCCAATTGCAGTATTTTGTATTCCTGTTGTATTTGAAAATAAGGTTACATACCCAAGTCCTACATTGTAACTTCCACTTGTATTAACTCTACCTACTTGATAACCTAAAAACATATTTCCGCCTGTTCCTGTATTTGCCCCACTACCTGCTTGGAAACCAAATGCCATATTTTGATTTGTTGTACTTCCCGTACCTATTCCAAGATTCATTGTATTTAGAATCATATTCCCCTGTACTCTCGCAGTACCATTAACGTCAAGACGGAAACCTGCGTCTGTGGTGGTGTTAATAAGGAGGTTTCGTGATGTATCTGCAAATCTTGCTGCCTCTGTTCCTACTACCGAAAAGGCTAAAAAATTTGCTCCACCAAACATACCTGATTGAATAGTATTACCACTACCATCAGTAAAAGCATAAGGTACTCCTGTCGCACTTCCTATAGTTGGCAAAAATTGCCTTGCATAAACTTGTGACCAAATTAAGTTAAATGAGCCAAGAGTAATTGAGTTATTTGTTGTTGGTCTAATACTTTTATTTGCTCTAATTGAACTTGTTGAAGCACTTGCAGTTAGATAAACATCACTATTATCGTGGCTTATCACTAAATTTTGTAAGGCATTTGGTGATAGTATTGTAAGCGATGTTCCAACCTTTGCAGTTCCATTAACATCTAAAGTAAAAGCACCCGGAGTCCCACCTATTCCTAATCTATCATTAATAGCATCCCAAAATAAATTAGATTCACTTGTTAAACTTGACGTACCATTAAAGTAAGCTACCTGTCCACTTGTACCTGTTCCTGTTATTGGGTTAGTTAAAGCATTTTGCTTATTGTTAAAAGTAGTCCAATCTGCACTTGACAAAGCACCTCTATTTGTAGCCGATGCCGTAGGTAGATTAAAAGTATGTGTAGCCGTTGCACTTGAAATATTAAAATCACTACCACTTGTTCCTGTTGCAAAATATTGACTTAATGCAGTTAAAGTATTTAAAGTAGTAATACCACCTGCATCTAAACCATTAACCCAAGCAGTGCCGTTATATTTTAAAACCTGTCCGTTTGATGGACTTGATAAAGTTACATCGCCTAATTGTGTTAAAGTATAATCGCCTTCGGTTGCAACTACCACGCCCGTTCTACCAAACACCGACAAAACAGGGTTAGGTATAGGATAAGCACCTGCAACATTAATATCTATTTGTTGAGTAGTAGCATTAACATCTACTATCTCGTTCGTAACATTAATATCAATTACATCGTTATTAACGTTAATTTCTATATTCTGCTCAGTAGGTGTTATTGTTGTACTCATTAAATCTTAGTTATATCTTCTTGTACTAAAAAAGTTCCCCAAACGTATGTCTTAACAACACCACTTGGGAAGGTAACGTTCATATCATATAAATAGTTTCCGGCGGCAATATTTACAACTTTGTTCAAAACAATTTGGTTATTACCCACACCAGAAATAGTGATGCCATTACCACCCGTTGATAAGCTTAAATCCACTGCACTTGCGTTAGCAGTTTTGCGAACCTGAATAGTAATAGTAGAACCGGTTAAGTTTACAGGTACATTCTCAGCCGTTATGGCAAAAGTTTGTACCCAACTATCGTTCCGCCAAAGTTGGATGTTATATTGTGCAGGGCGAAAATCTGCGGTTGAAGAACTACAAGACATATTTTAAATTTAATAAGTGTAAATTGAAGGTACTTGGCATCTGTCGTTTAGGTAAGGTAATTCCATTGTTATATCTATCTTAACTCCTGCAAGATAGTCGGGGTCGCTTTCGGTAAAGTAAGTCAAAGGTGCGGTATCGCCTATATCCCAAATGGCTTTAGGGTATCTAAGCTGCGCTACAATATCTTGCCCTACTAAAGTCATATCCGATAAAACTTCCGTTTCGTTTGTCTCTTCCATTAACATACGATCCATAAAATAAAGGCTAAAATTGTAAGTAATATTTTTAGCGTTTATAGTTGCACCTGTTAAAGTGTAGAACATAGCAGGGTAAGTAACCTCGCCATTAGACAAACGTTCCCACACATCGCCGAAATAAACAAAGTTAATTTGTTCGTGGTCGTTTCCGAGTGTCGTTATTTGTTTTACTATTTGGTTTAACGTCAGGCTCATTCTTAATTTTTTCTAAATAAACACGAAGCTTATTTTGGTTTTTTATTGTTGTTACTTTGCTCATATTAACAGTCGCTACAACCTCTGTTACCTTGATATAATTCCTCGAAGCTTTTACCTGCGCAGCAATCAAAATCGCCAAGCCAAATGCTCGTTGTGTAAGCATCGTTCTCAGGGTGTATTGCATCAATGCCACTTCCAGGGTTAAGGTATTCAGGGTAAGTTGTTGAATATTCTTTTAGGTATTTAATCATTCTTTGCTTGTAGAACTCAGCTCTTGCCTTGTATCTATTCGCCACGTCAATCATATCTTGCATCGAAGGGTTCTCGGTATTCTCGCCACTCTTTCTTAATAACCCTTTATTATAGAACTGATAAGACAAACCCATTGGCAACTCACTGAGTACATAGTGTACTAAAGTATCTGCAATATAGTTATCTAATAACGTTGTTTCGTCAGGGTTTAGTGTGCAGTTATTAATGCCGTCTTGCAAACGATTGTACAAAGCACTACCAAGCGCAGGTAAGATATAGATGTCTTGTGCGGTCTTAATTTCAGGCAATACAAGTTTTTCGTCTACGTTAGCGTGTAAGCCAGACCTGTCTTTAATATTCTGTACGCTTATGAATAATGTGTTTAAGCTCATTTCTTATTTTCTTTTAACTATGTTTGACTTCCACTCGTGTCTACAACTTGGACTATGTGTGTTTGTTCCTGGCTTAGTATACCAACCGCCTCGTCTATCCCATACGCTATAACCAAGCCTTGCACTCATTGCCTCAATCTCACTACGGCTATAAAACTTATTAGCGGTTACTAAGTATTTGCAAAAAGGTCTGCTTGTATCTAAATCGCCATCATTAAAACCTGCTTTCCACTCGTAAGAATAACGAATTAAAATTTGCGTAGTTTGTGGCTTAATAGCTTCAACAATCTGCCCAATAGGAGCAGTTAATTGCCTTTCGATAATAACGTTACTATCAATGCCCTTACCTTGCTTTACTTCGCTTGTCTTAATAAACCCCTTCTCAATTAATAGATCAATAACACGCTTAACCGCACCTACATCTTCTTTAAGTGTGTCAGCAATTACTTCTGGAGTAATACGCTTGTCCTTAACAATTAAATCTAAGATATTAGATTGTAACTGCGATACATCTGCAAACATTTCAAAGTCTGCATCATCGCTAAATCTTGATTTGCTTTTAAATACTTCATAAGCACCTCTATCTTCTCCAAACTCAAAGAAAACCTGAAAATCGGTTTCGTTAAATTCTAATTCCTCTGCACCTAACCAAGTAGAAACTTCGTCATCGCTTAAAGCATATCCACCTTTTAACATAGAACTTGCTTGTTCCCTTGTTATCTTGCCTTTGTTAAAATCACGAATGATGCGCTGCATATTCTGCCACTCACGACCTTTCAAGCCTTTAATATGCTCGTTTACACTTAAAGGACTTGCTGCCATTGGCTGCTCTGTTTCAAGAGGCAATCCGTATTTAGTAGGGTCAATACCAAGCTTCTCTAATATCCATTCTTTAGGTGCTACTTCCTTAATTACGCTTTCACTAAAGTCAATTCCAATAGGGTCTACAGCTTGAAGCTTTAACTCTTCCGTTACTCCTGCATATTGTCCAAGCATATTAAATACGCCTTCAATCTGCATTTGCTTATAACGTACATAAGTGTTATTAAATATCTCGTAACTATCTCTAAGCTGTTGTCTGTTTCCTAATTGACCAGGAACGGCAATACCAAACAAGTCAGGACTTGTAATTTGATGTCCGCTAAAAATGTTAGTTTGTATTAACTCGTCTACACGACCAAAGTCTTCTTTAGTTAAATCACTCGCACCTAAGTCATCAACAATAGGCTTTCTTGTTGCATCGTTTACAAAAGCAAGTAAATACTTCTTGCCGTCTGCACCCGTGTACATATTGTCAAACTGTCTGCTTACTGCACGTTTTTCGTCAGGGCTTGGCTCTCCGTTTGGTAAGGTAATAAGTTTACTTGCACTAAAGCCTGTTTGAGCATTACCTAAAACGTGCTTACTTACTTCTACATCACTTTCGATGTAGTTAAGCGCACCAAAATAACCAGGAAGGCTATAAACATTCATTCCTGGGCGATACTCCTTTACATAAAGTATCTGCACACCTTGTGGGATAGCAGGGTTAAACGCATTGTAAATCTCAGCTTTTTCTTGGTTGCGTGTAAGCTTCCAATCATCTTTATACCAAAACTGCGTGTTGTCTTTGTTGGTTCTAATCTTTGTATAATCACAATGCCATAACTCAGCTACTTGACCGCCCATTACACTCCAAATAACTTGGATATAAGCACCACCAAATAGTTCTAAATCTAAAGCAACCTTTTTAGTTAAGTCGTTAAGGGTTTCCTCTCTATTTACCTTTTGAACAATCGCCTCTTCTCCTGCCCAACCATTGCCGACAATGTAATTAACCTTGCCTCTAATAATAGCGTTATGCTTTGCAGATTTGTTAAATAGGTCTAATAGGTACTGCGGATAGTCATTATTTTGACCATACTGCATATACCCTTCGCCTTTTTTCTCTTTATATTCAGGTTGCTTTGCCTCGGCAAATGTCAATACTTGTATTTCCATTATTGTCTTATTGTGAATGTGCTTGTTGTTTCGTATTCTGTGAATGATATAGTTGTATCCTCGAGTTCCATTATGCCTGTTTCAAGCAAGTTTAAGCCCGTCGGGTTTGTGTTAGTAGTACTTGTTTGCTCGTAGATTGTGTAGGTGTATTGCCCGTTTAAAGCCGTATTAAAGAAGCTATTAACTACAATAGTGAACTCGTTGTACCTTTCCTTGTATGCGCTTATGTCTGTATTGTTAAGCCTTACAAATTTGATGTCCGTATTTGTTGATCTATTCTCAAATATAAATAGATAGTTCGGGCTTGTTAAAAGCTGCTTCTCAGTCAAGGTAAGTATTATGTTTTGGGTTTGCCCCTTAATTAATCTTATCACAACTATAAATATAAACTATCACGATTGTTTGCAAAATAAAAAACCCCCGAACAATTAAGTCCGAGGGCATCTATATACAAAACCAAAACAACCTAAGAACCAGGAGTAGTTAAAGCTGCTGCAACTGTAGAGTTAACCTCTGGAGCCATAGCCGCTTCTGCACCTGTGAAAGTTAAAGTGTAACCACTTCTGTCGCCTTCAGCCGTTCCTGTACCAGCATTACCTGCGGTAAGGTCTAAGCCTCTTGTTTTACCTAAGTACCAGTATTTTCCATTGTTATCTTTGGCAACTGCTACTAAAGTGTTTTGAGCTAACAACAAGATTTCGTTTCTTGTATTAGCTTGTAATTTGTTTAATACTACTGTTAATTCTGGAGCATAGAAAACAGTTCCGTTCTGTACGTTTGCATTGATATTCTCAACGATTTGAGAAGTACCTTTTACAAGTTCGTACTTGTAGAACTTTTTACCTGCTGCCTTAACAAGTGCGGTAATAACACCACTTGCTTCGGTAGTTGAGGTAACGTCTGCTGCTGCTGCAAAATAAACCTCGGTAATTCCGCCTAATGAATCTTTACAATCAAGGCTGTAATTTTGGGTTAACGCGCACGGCATATTTTAGAAATTAATTAGTTTAAAAAAGTGGGTAGGTATATTTCAACCTACCCGATAAATTATGCAAGGATAAACTTCACTACTTCGTCAGGGAATGCAATGTTTACACCCATCTTAAACTCAGATACGAAACGTACTTGGTCAGCTTCTTTAGCATAGAAAATTTCAAACTTCTCTTCCTCGTTCAATAAGTCAGTACCTAAGAACATATTGCTTAAACGCATAGCGTAAACTTTGTTAGTTCCGTTAAGACCTGCAACTGCAATAACTTTAATTGTAGTACCAGGAAGTACAAATTCGCTATCAGCCTTAACATCAATTTGGTAATTGAAAGAACCGCTATTTTTAAGAGCAACAGTGTAAGTACGGAATAAATCTTGACCACAGAAGATAGTCATATCATCAGCAGCTACAACTTTTGCAGGAATTGCTTGGTAAACACCATCAAAGATAGAGATTACGTTAGCAGCAGTGATGCTTGATAAAGGAGCGCCAGAGATAAAAGTAGAAGCGTTTGCAGCTACAACACCTGAAGCAGCACCGATTAACTTAACAAGACCATCGAACTTGTTTAAGTTTACGTTTACACTTGTAGTGTCACCTTGCCATAAAGCAGTTTCTAATTGTGCAGCGATAGTTTTAGCTTTCTTATCAGAAAATTCTTGCTCGAAAGGAATACTATCGTACATAGAACCTGTTGGTAAAGCTTTCTGAAGGTACTTTGCTTCCAAATCCTTCGGACATAAAGCTTCATTCACTTTAATCTTGCCCGGAGTTACAGTACGTTGAGTGAAAGTTGTAGAGCCAGAAGCATTGAAACCACAAGTGCCACCTGCTTGGAAGATAGCGTCAGTTTCCATAATGTTAATTTTCTCGCTTGACTTCACGCCAACCATAACGTTACCTGCACTCTTAATAAGAGCAGCAGTTTTTGCACCCAATACAGATGAAGTTACAAGTAGAGCTTCGTTTTCTTTTGTATAGTTTGCTAATGCAGATACATCAAATCCCATTTTATTTTATTTTTATTTGTTTAATAAAGCGTTTCTATATTTTTCAATTCTATCGTACTTCATATCTTTTGTAGTTACGTTAGAACCAAATGTTTGTTTCGGTTGCGCAATAGGTTCAGCGTTAGGTGTCTTAGTAAGTGCTTCTATAAGCTCAGCTACTTGACTAAAGCCATTCTTAACTTTTGCCTCTAATTGTGCTACTTGTGTTTTAAGATTTTCGTTTTCAGAAACTAAAGCAGCGATTTCGTCTGCCATTTTCTCATCCATCTTTTTACCCATTTCAGCAGGAGTTTCGTCAGCGATTTCCGCTTCTGCTTCTGGAGTTTCGATTGATAAGATTTTAGCGGCTTCGTCTAATACGATTTTAGTGCCGTCAGCTAATTGGTGTTCGCCAGTTGGAGCAGGTGTTCCGTCAGCTAAAGTAACTTCACCGCCAATAGCTAATTCGCTAATCATAACCTTTGTACCATCCATAAGGCTATATTCTGCGAATGTAACAGGTACTTCCTCGATAGGTGCTTCAATAGGAGCAGGTGCTTCTACTTGTGGCATATCTTCGAATAAAGCCCTAATTTGCATAATTGCATCTTTTGCGTTCATCATTCTTTTTGTTTAAATATTAATAAAAGATTTTGTTTATCATTTAACCTGTTGCAATATTTCCTTTATTGCATTCATAAGTTCTTGTTCTTTGCTTGGCTTTGTCTTATAGGTAAATAACCCCTCTACGCTAAAGCCTTTAAATTTGCCTTCTTTAACATCATTCCAAACGCCTTCGTTGTCTACTTTGAACGAACCAAACCACGACCCGTCAGGTGCATCTTCAAAACCCTTCATTGGTTGTATGCCTCTGCTTTGATCTGTAATAAAGCTTTCAAACATAGTAACGCCTTCTACTTGTTGGTCAGGGGAGTGCATCAAATTTACGTTTGATTGGTAGCCTCTTTTGAAAAACTTTTGCGCAATCTTAAAAATAGTATCTTTACTAAAGACCACATAATAATCGCCATAAGTAGCATCGCTGCGAAAGATAGGTACGTCAGCAAGCATAAGAGGTCCAGAAATAATGCGCTTATCTTCGCTAACCACTTCAAAGCGTTGTTGGTTTTTAAAGGCATTCCAATTCTTTTGTATTGCGGGTCTGTCTACGAGTGCCACATAATCAACCTCGGCATCGTCATTCATATCCTCGCTAATGTCTAATAAATAAACAGGTAAGTCCATATTCGTAAATATTAATGGTTTTAAATTGTTATCATTTAACCAAATCTTGCCCTTTGCTGAATAGCTGCAATCCTTTGTTGGTTACTTGTTACATCGTTCTCAACAACGTAAGCCCTTACTGCTTGGTTGCCTATTGCGTTAATAGTTTGGCTGCTTAGGTTTGTTGTTGCTGCTTGTGGTTGTGGTGGAGCTATTGGGGCTGCTGCCGATAAGCTTGGTGCAGTCATATTACCGCCACCGCCACTTGATGCTCCTGGAACTTTAGTTGCTATAATGTTTTTAACCGCACTAAATCCCGTAGCCGCAGCAAGTGCAACGGCAGGAATAGCTGCAGGAAATCCTAACTTAACACCCGCAGAAATACCTTGATAAGTATTAATCAATGCAGCCGATATT